GTCTTTGACCTTACAGACAATAACTTTTCCACCGTCTATAATGTTCATGCTGTACTTGTCAGCATTCATTCGTTTCAAAGTGTTCCAGTTAAGACTTGCTCGAACGTGTCCGGGCATGTTAGTCTTTCCTGCTTTCTTTTCCTTGTCACGATACTCTGAGATTTTGTTAGCACGTTTTGGACTGCCTTTCTCCCAACCAGGTCGGATTTTGAACTCAGTACGGAATTCAGTAATATATTCCAATACACTTTCTTTAGCTTCACCGTCCAGTACACGAGTAAGCACATTGCTCAGGAACTCTTGGATAATAACCGGGGTATCTGAACGCTTGAGGTCAAGACCCATGGCCTTGATCTTACCGCCTGTCCCATCCTTGTCTGCTCGTTTGCCTTCTTTGTCGTAGTAGAGTACTGCATATCGCTTCTTAGTAATAAACAGACCTTTCGAGGCCACAATTTCTCGTCCTGCCTTAATGACTTCTCCTCGTGTTTTTGGCACGTGGAAAGCATCTTGCATAAACTTGGGGAATGTTCCATTTACTTCTTCTCCTATGGTATCGTAAAGTTCAATTACACTATCTCGAGTCCAAGGCAAATGCCCTGCATCGATTTCTTTTCTCAGCGTATTGTATGCTGAGAAATAACAAGAGTCTGTATCACCATAGATAATTGCCTTACCTGTGTGATTAAATTCTCCTGTTATAATTTCGTTTACTTTACCAGCCATGTGTTGTGCAATAGCACGACCAGTTAGCGTAGTTGATTGTCCAATGCGGTTATCAAAGAAACGGCATCCTGGATTAAGAATCGCACCGTACAAGCTGTTCAAGTTAATCTTCTTAACCAACTGTCGCTTGTCCCAATATTCTTCTTCAATCTTGTTGCCAGCAGCAATACATTCCTTTAGTTTAGCCTGCATCTCTTTACGGTCGGCATACCAACGCTTTAACAGTCCAGGAATAATTCCTTCTGTTTCATAGGTAAAGATAGTGCCGTTCGCTGAGATCATCCAAGGCTGATTGCTGTCAAAGATTAGATCGTAACATTGTGCTGCCGACAGTGTATCACTACCACCGTTCTCCCAGTCAATAGTAATTTCACGACCAACTTCTTTATTCATTACACTGGTATATTCAACAGCACCGAACATACCTTCCCAAGCGGCAGCAAAGCTCTTACCCTTACCTAGCTGGGCTGCAATATAGTCCTTAGTACCGTCTTGACGTAACTGCCCGACAATAGTCTCAGGACCCATATTCAACGCACGAATTGCACTAGGATACAATGAGTTAATATCTAACGAACCGATCCATTCGTGAATACCTTTTTTGGGATAGGCAACATACGCGCCAGCAGCTTGATTAGTAAAACCTTCTTCACGTTGTACACGATTAGGAACTATCATTCCTCGTCGGTGAGCTTCGTTTACAATAGCTTGTTCTGTAACAGCAACCGCACCCATTGTAGTCTGTAGCAATACAGTACACTCGTGTGCTAGTGTGTTTGCAAGATCTAAGAATTTTAGTTTCTTATCAAGTTTGTCTAGTAGTGCAGTGTCTTGTCTGTTGTAGGCAATGAATGTTTTAAAGTCATTGTTATACAGTTGATCAAGTGTGCCTTCATATACAGTCTTGTTTTCACCTATCTCCATTTCTCCAATTGCATCTAATCGGTATGTGTGACGCTCTTCATAGGTATACTTGCGGTACAACTCGAGACTGTCCAAATGAACACGACCAATAAGGTCATAGGTAACAGCCGCTTTTCCATACTTTTCGTACTCGCGTTTCTTTGGAAATTGATTCCACAGGCAAAGTCTGCGAGTGTCTTCCTTGCTTAGGACCTTGATAATGCGATTAACAGTATAAGGCATATCAAAGCCTTCACTGTTCCAGCCACTTAAAATATCTGCATCTTGTATTAGGTCTAAGAATGTATCTAACATATCTGCTTCGTTATCAAACAGCATAGTATTGGGGAATTCTTCAACAGCTCGTTTGGCTTCTTCCATAGACAGGGTCTTAGGAGGAATGGCCAAGCATACCATTGTTTCCATCCATTGTAGATAGATAGCAATCGCAGTAATAGGCATAAATGCATCGTCTGGACTTGCATAGCCACGCTCTGGATCAAAATCTACCTCAATGTCCCAGAAAGCTACATTTAACTTAGGTGCATCTTGATTAAGATAGTTATCTTCTAGACAACGATAAATGGGATTGATATCTGATTCATACAGTTTCTTACCACTGTAGATAGCAAGTTCTTTGCGATGTTCTTTGACATTCTTAGAACTTACACGGGTTAATGGTTCACCCTTGATGGATTGATATTTACCCTTGGTGTCTGGGTAATAAAATACATGACGGGCAGGATGTTCTTTAAAGATTCGTTCACCTTTGTCGTTTCGTTCAACAACACGAATCATATCCTGCTCTCTGTCATAGAAAGCGTCTACGTAACTCATTATTCTCCTTATGTGATTTTTAGGCTCACAAATACCTGTATGATCATTTTTGGCTGATCAAACCTTTCTCTTACATACTTATCAAGCGAATTAATGCTATTGCATCAATAGTGACTAACAGTATATAATTTGCAACCATGCCTGTACTACGCCGAGTCCAGGCCGACCAACCAAAGATAGCGCATTGTGTAATGAATAACGGATATAAAATTAGGAACGGCGGATTAGGCAATGTCATACCCATCCATACCGCGCAGCTAATACTCAAGAACCAAGCAGTAATTTCTAAGAAAAACCTTAAAGGCCACTCTTGAAAATCGTGTCTTGCCCAATTGTATGTGTTACTGAATAATGCAATCATTCAGGCAAACGTTTGGCAACCCCGAGAATCATTTCAACGTCGTTCCATTCTTGCTCGTGATCTTTCCAGTTATCTTTGTGAGCAATTTTAATTGCTTTATTGATAACACTAGGTTTTATCTGTAATTCTTCTGCAACTGCTTTGACAGTTTCTTTTAGACCTTCATTGAGGTCTTCGATCTCACGTAAGACGTTTCCGCCTTCGCTAATCAATCTTTCTAATTTGGCTTTTTCTTCCGGACCGTACATTCTTGTAGACATAGATATCTCCTTTAAAGTACTATTATACAGCCGTAAAAAAAGCCAGTCAATACATAACTGGCTTTTTATTAGTAATTGGTTAGATTACTTTCTTGCTTCACTTAGTACATCGTACATTTCAAAGGTCCCACCATTGCGCTCATAGATTAATCCAGCAAACACTTCTGCTTTCATACCTTCGCCCAGTTTGGCTTTAGCAACACGTTCAGCCCAAGTAAACAATGCCTTATCTACAGCATCAATCTGTTGTTGTCCGCCACTTTCTTGAACCAATTGTACCATCTGTTTAAATGATAAACGTTGTTCAACGCTTTCTTTGACAGGACGCTTTTTGCCTTTTGGCATCATTTTACTTTCAGTAGCTTTCTTCTTATCAGCAACTGCTTTCTTCATTGGCTCTTTCTTGTCACCATCTTTATCTACATCTAAGAAATCAGGTTTAGCACCTTCTTTGACTTGCATGCTTTTACAATCTTTAATCATTTCTTTTAATTTAGATTGGTCACAGTCTGGGTGCATCTTGCAAATTTCTGCTGTGGTTTTTCCATCTTTGCACATTTTAGCAATGTGCGCTTTGGACGGCATACTTTCTGTGCTTTCTTTGACTTCTGTATCTTTCTTAGATTTTTTACCTTTGACCATGCTCATAAACTTTTCACGAGCAGCTTTCTGTGCTTCACTGGCTTCACCGATAGATTCTTTCTTTCTGTTGTCAAACTTAACTCCGTCCTTCATACCACTAGTTCCTGCACTCTTAGGAGAAAACTTCTGTGCTGGAGCTTTGTCTTTCTTTTCAGCAGCCGATTGCGATTTAGCATGGCTCTTAGTACCTTTACCGCTTTTAGGAGCAATATCATCATCGCTTCCATCAGCATAACTGGTATTCCTATGAACTACACCAGTTGATGTTTTAGTCAACTCGCCTGTGTTAGTTTTCTTTTTATCGCCAACTTTCATCTCTTCAGCGACTGCTTCTTCTTTCTTAGCTTCTGCAACGTATGTTGAACGTCCGCTTAGAACACGAAGTTGTGCATCTTCGTTTAGCTGCATTAATTGTGGCAATACAGGTGCAGACGGAATAACAGGTTTTGCTTCCATGCCGTCTAATTTGTTTAGTAGTGATTTGAAGTCCATTTTTTTGATCCTAAAGGTCTATTACGTATTTATCTCTTGATAAGATTGTCTTCACCGAATATGTTGGTTTTCATATTTAATGCATTGTCGGTGGGCTTTTGTTTCTTGGGTTTAGGTTGCGGTGGCGCTTTTGTGCCTCCTGGACCGCCCGGTTTTCCCAAATAACTAGTCTTACCTCTAGCTTTTCCTGGGCTAATATGTGGGTTTGCTACTGAAGCAATATTACCGCTTGATGTAGCACCTGCAGTAGCTGATTCTAAAATATCACGTATTTTCATACTATTATTTATCGCATTGCTACTTGCATGTAGTCTTTGAAAGCGTCTTTTCTATCTGCCAGCCCGCGCATGCCAGGATTGATAGGTTTAGTTACTGCTTTAACATCGTTAAAATTGTCTACTTTAGGCTGAACACGATGTTGCCAATACCATATTGCAACCTTAGCAGCAATTTCAGGTTTCTCTACTAGCTGAGGTTTTTGTTCTAACGGCAACCCCAATGCTTTACCTGCAATCCTATAATTATAGCGTCCTGTTAGCTGAACAAATCCGCGTCCTTTATAACGAGCACCATCACCTGCTTTGGTGTTGCCCAGTGTTTTTGCTTTGCGAGGATTATACTTTGGATCGTATTTACGGAAATCTAAACTGCCACCATATTCTACTAGGCTTTGAAAATCGTGACTTTCGTGTGCCATTTGTGCCATAAACGCTGCTAACTCAGTACCTTTAATACCTGCTGCCCGCGCTGTGTTTAGTAATGTTTTTTCTAACGGAGAATCTGTAATTGTTTTAATTTTACCAGCAGTATTAGCCGTAGATTTTTTTACTTCAGGTTTTTCATCGCTGGCTGTATCAGGAACTTTAACCATTTGCCCTAATTTTAATTTAGTATCTCGATTAAATTTGTTCAGCTTATACAGCACTTCTGGAGTAGTAGCATTTTGTCTAGCAATAGAATACACTGTATCGCCTTTCTCAACAGGTTGCTCTGCATAGTTGGCAGCATTAGCACCTAACGCAGCAGCACCTAATGTTGCTCCTGCTACCCAATCTTTCCACCCTTCTTGCTCAATGCTCTCACCGCCGCCACCGCCATCACCCATTCCGCCATCACCGCTGTAACCTATAGCCGAGCCGTAGCCACCGTAAGGACCTGGACCCCATGCAGCAGCTCTACGCTTCTTGCGTTTCTTTCTCTCAGTTACAAATTCATGAGCTCTCATACTGGACTGTAAGGGTTACGTTTTTTATCGGTGCCGTCATCTTCGGGCCACACTGGGTAATCGTTTGGGTTCATGCTGAAAAACTGCTCCCGCACCCGCATGATGTCTGTGCGTTAGGATTGTTAATCACAAACTGACTGCCCATAATTTCTTCTTTGTAATCGATAGTAGCACCTTGTAGGTACTGCATACTCATAGCATCCACTAACACGCGAAAACTATCTAAAGGAAATTCAAAATCGTCTTCCGCCTGTTCTTCGTCAAACGTAAAGCCGTAACTAAATCCTGAACATCCGCCACCTTGAACAAATGTTCTCAGCGACAACTTGGGATTATTTTCTTCAGCTAATAAATCGATGATTCTATCTTTAGCTGCTGGTGTAATATCTATCATATTGGTTGTTCTCCTGTAAGATATGGTTTCGAAAACCACAATTTAAACCACTCATCTGTTCCTGGGCGAATGTTATTCTTCTTCATTAATTCGCCTTTTTCATTACCTGTGATGCTGATATTACTGCCTTGGTAAGCAGTAAGACCTTTGTACTCTGTAATGCCTGCTAGTCTTTTGATGTCAGCAAGTTCGTCCATTAATAATCCTGTTCGCCCTGGATACCCCAGTTGTAATCTACCTTGACAACATCTTTGCCTTGTTTGGCATAGAATGCTTTGATGCTGTCATCAGTTTGCTCATCGTTGTGGGTTTTGATCTGTCCAGTTTCGCCATCAGCAAAATGTACAGTGTGTACATAGTATTCGCCGCGGCGTAGACTTTCTTTCACCTTGCCGTATACTTCTTCAGAGTCCTTGGCATAACGTTTGTTGGCTGCACGTACTACACCATCCACACGGTTCTGTTTAACTGGCGCGCCTGGTGTTGCCAGTTCTTTTTCTGCTTTCTTACTGTATGAGCGCAGCGTTGTGTTACTGACCTCTGCCACACCCTGTGATTCCTCTAGTTCCCATACCACGCCACCGTTGTCATCTTTTATTTCCATCTGGAGGGTTGGATATTGGTCGTGTGTGTCAGCATAGTCTTCTGCCCAGGCCACAGCATCATCTTCACGCTTAAACTTTTTGGTCTTGGTCTTGGTTGGTGGCTTCTCGCCGGTGTTGACATATAGAGTAAACACCCTGCCATATCCTGAACCAAACGAACCTTCCGCCACACCTTGCTTTTTAATTGGAAACACGTGCTTCTTCCACTCACCATAATTCATTGCGCCTGTTTTGGCATCTTTGAAATACACCGTAGTAGTGCCACCTTGTGTTCCTATCTTTTTGACTCGACCCATGGCGCCACTATGTTTATGTTTAACTACATTACCAATATTGGGTCGATCTGGATCAAAAAATCCACCCTCCGCTACACCCGTCTCACTCATCTGTTGTGTTATATCTTCAACATTGTGTATCTGTGCAGTAGGATAGCGTTTCATGAATTTTTCTTGTGCTGTTCTAGAACTCTGCGCTTGCACTCGAGCACGTTTTGCTACACCATCTACTTCAGCAGTGATACGAAATTCTTTGTTGAGATGGCGGGCAGCATGCATCAGCCCACTTGGATCACTTTCCGCTACACTTGCTGCATCTTCATTCTTTTTGGCAATGTTTCTGCTTTTTAATTGGTCTTCCCGCCGCTTGTCTCCAGCTGCTCGAAGTTTTGCAACTTTGCCATCATCTTTGTTAACCAATCGACTTGCA